GTAGAAACCACGCTTAAAAAACGGCTACCCTTTTTGGAATTACAAGGCTTGCACGCTGAAGTTAAGTTATCTAAATCAAATAGTGAGCCCCCACTTTTGCGTGAAGTTATGTGATCAACCGTTGCGTTGCCACCCTCTAGGTGTGTACCACAATAGGTACATACGTACCCATCCCTTGCCAGTACTCTCAGGCGTAAGTCTTTCCATTGCTGAGTCCCTAATGCTCTACTACTCAATGCCATCCTTTTGTTTGCCAATGCTTATACGCTTTGCACGCATTGATATACCCATACTCATCTAACCCAAACTTATGGGCTATGTATGATAGTCCCCAGTCTACCTGTTCGTAGCCTGTTGCAGTACGTAAGTACTCACTCTTACCTTGAGGTATGCCATATACACGATGGGTACCGGTGAGGTTACCTACTGCCTTGGTGTTCCACGCACTCTCTTTACCATACAGTTTAGATAGGCATTTATATTGGGTAACAGACTCAATTTTTAATTGAGCATACTCTTTATAGGTAATCATTCTAATAGGCTCTAAGGCTTTTACGGAATCAATCTTTTTAGAATCTAGGCTTAATAGTATTAAGACAATAGATACCCCAAATGCTACAAGCGGCGAACTCGCAAGCCATCCCCTTTCGGGGCTTGCGTTCGCACTTTTAGGTGCGTCGCAGACTTGAAGCGTAGTCGCCTTGTCAAATCGGTTAAGCATAGTTATCTACCTCGTCTCATTATGTGAGATGTGATCTCTGTCACACTCTATAATTTATATTGAAGTCCAGCCTATATAACCTGCATTTGGATTGTCTTTAAGCCATTGCTCACGAAGGGCATTTTGATAAGCCCAATCTATGTCATTTGAATTATTATCCATAACCTTCACTCCATTCATGACCACAATCTTTACATTCATGAAAGTAATCTTTGTTATAGGTTGTCGTACTGGTGTTATACCTTAGGCACTCGGGGCATTGATCTTTGCACATATTGAGCAGGTTAAACCTTCCATCATCCACGCCCCACATTTAGGGCAACGTACTGGCTCAACCATGCAACACCTTCATAAAGTCATCGAAAGGCAAAAGTACGACATACTCTCCCACCTTCTCGCCTTGACCATTGCACCGCAGAACTACGAAGCCAAGTTTATCGGATTTCCTTGATTTAGTCTGCTTAATCCATGCTAAAGGACTGAATTTAGTTACTGCTTTAACCTCAATGTCGTATGGTGTCCCTAGAATGTCACTACCTTGACGACCAGCCCCTGAGGACTCGGCATACTGGTACCAAGTCCTCAAGTACTCTGCTACCACCTTTTGAGTGCGGTAACCCCTGTGTTTACGGTGTTGGCTCATCTGCCAACTCAAACATTTCTAAAGGAATTCTCCAGCCGCTAATCTCATCATCGTAAAACTCATCGACCATAAACAGGTGAGGTTCTAGGTGGCCAAAAACGTAGACTTGGGAGAAGGTAGCCTCATCAAGGCACTTAGTAGCGATCAATAACTTATTCATATCCTTTTCCCAAAAGGGAACTGCTTTTGCTGTTCTTACCGATCTAACCTCACATTGAAAGCCAACGTCTGAAATTGCATGTCGTAGAGGATGCAATTCATTTGGATACCAAGGTACATTCCATGAAATGTTATATAACTTGGCAACTGCCCATTCGCACACGTTGGCTCTTATGTTGGCTAATACCTCATGCTCTAACTTGCCATTGGCCTTGCCTTCAGCATAGTTAGGACGATCAATAGAATCCCACTTGGCCAGCCATCTTTCAATGGCTAACTGAGTACAAACCCTAACCTCGTCCTTACTAAGTTCAACTATCATTCGATTTATACTCTATATGATTAATTCCATGACAAACGACGCATTTAAGTACGCCGTTTTCATTTATCATTCTTGGGTCGTTGCATATTTCACAACACTCTGACAATGGTACGAAATCCGGTACCACTCCGTTATCAGTAAAAGTCAACCTGAGCCCACTTGGCTCAATGATTTCCATGTCACCCATTTTCTTGACCGTCGAAGTACCAGCGTCCATTGGCTGATAACTTCGCCCATTGTGCAGGGCATTGTTGATCTTTAGGTTTTCCGCAATTACATACATGACCGTAATACGGTTTTCCGCCCTTGCTGATACCCTGAAGTAACTTTGTTTTGCCATTCTCGCAAGGCATTGGCATTGGCTCAGACTTGGGTAAGTTATCAACCACGTCACCAACTGACCATTCAACAGGTTCCGGCTTAGGCTTGTCAGCCGCAAAAGATTCTCTAAGTGCTAGTTCTATTTTCTTAGAGTTTCCTGATTGGCCGTATATGTTTTGTCTTGCCTCTAGTTTTTCCTTAAAGGTTTGTTCTTTTTCTGCAACAACCTTTTCCATTTCAGCCCTGTTAGCCCTTGGTGCTTTTTGGCCGTCGACTGTTGTTGAGTATTGAGGCAATCCAGTATTTGTAATGGCTCTTGCATAAGCGGACGTTTCTGTTTTTTCTACCGCAAACTGAGTTTTAAGACTTTCAGCCGCCATCCCATAAACCCAAGGATGAGGGTCAGCCCATGTCCGCCATAAAATAACAGTTACATAAACCATACCGTCAACAATCTCACGTTCAGACTTTTGACGCATGTCCGGATTATCTTTCGCAAAGAGTTCAATTCGTTCCTCTGCGGTCATGTACTTACTGAGGTCAAATGCCATCTATCTCACCTTTATATTCTGTATCGTACTCCTTGAGTATTTGGTTATATATTGCGAGGTACCCGATACCGTCCTTAACTGAATCGATATGGTTAGGCGACTCACTAAGACGACTGATCTTAACGAGGCACATGCAGATACTGACCTGCATTGGTGAAATGTAATCACCAAGGTAGGCACTCCATAACTCCGAGATTCTTTCATGATTGGTTCGACTAGAACCATAAAACTTACCCCTTTCAGACAAGGTAGTCCTTACCTCGTCAAATAAGTCATTTGTTCTGTTCATAGTCAAATACCTCGTCCGACAGTTTTTTTATAGTTATCATACGGCGGTGCATATCCCAACCCACCGCACGACCACGCCAATAACCTCGATTATAAACCTCGGTTTGCCATAAACTAACTGCGTAGGCAAGTAGTCCGGTTGCTATCATGAACAACAAAATTGTCAGTCCGTTAATTTTCATGCGTTCACCCATGAACCGGCGAAGTTTGTTGTAAATATAGGTTGGTCAAATCTCAGGTCGTAATTGATCTGAAATTCATAACCTTGTTGTTGTAGGTATTTAGTGGCCAAGACTAAAGCGGCACTATTTTCTACCCAATAAATATACTCATGCTCAAAGTTTGGGGCTTGGTCGAATCTATCGGCTTGGGCTTCCCAATCAATACCTTTGAACTGCATTTGGTTTTCGGTTAGCATTTCGAAGTCTATGAATGTTAAGTTCATTTTCTACCTTTCCGTTACACCAAGCGAGTGACTTGGATACGAGAAGGATGACAGATAGAACCGACACCATCAATATCGGTGCCGGCGTGTCTTATAACAGTTTTGTTATATAAGCCCTAATTCGTCAAAGGCGTCAATTTGTTCATCTATATCTCTAGGCTCATAATCGGTCTGCCTACTCATACAATTTACCTTCAAAAATAAAACTATGGTTGTTGATAGGTATAGGTATAACCTGCACTTTACGATCTTGCACGTAGGCTACTGCGAAGCCCTGTTGCCAATTGGCGTAACCCCTTGTATAGGCCATACCACTTGAGGCAAGGTCAACGAGATTTCCGACCTCTAATCCCCATACGGTACGCCCTATTTGGCCTCTGGAAGCCTCTGTAAAGGCCGATAACCCTAGTCTATGGGTATGCCCACAAACTACACTCTTACCAAGCCTCTTAGCCCCATTTAAGGCCGTTTGTGATGGGACTTGACTAAGAGGGAAAGAGTCTCCATGAACTGCCGTCCAGCCGTACGCCCAATCAAGTCCGTAGGGGTGGAATTTAATCTTGAGTTTATCATACCCCATAAAACGTTCATACTGCAGTTCGGGTAGGTTGAGGAACGAGGGTAATCTTTTTTTGATTGATCGGTAGAGTCTGATTCCATGGTTACTACCTAGTACATCCGTAACGCCAAGATACTGAAGTACCTCTTGCGTAAACTTTCTATCATCATCTAGGTTTCCAACCATCTCATCTATTGTTCCTGCATTGAATCCACCTAATTGAGGTAGATCGATCTCGTCACCGATTTGAATAGTCCGGTGAGGATTCCATTTTCTTAAAAACTTTCCTACTAATTTGACCGACTGCTCATCTATAAACGGTGCCTGAAGGTCACTTATGAAGGCGATTCGCTTAATCGTCATCCTCGTCAAAGTCGTCTAAAGGATTTTTGATAGGGTCTTTAGTATCAACAATCCAGTCAGGATAAGACGATCTATCCATGGCAAAAGCCAAGGCCGTTCCTTCGTCCATTCCTGATTTGCGACAAGCCATATAAACTTCGTTAGCGGCTATAGCCCAAAAATCTAACTTAGTTAGAACCGGCTCTTTTGTGGTGCGGCGTCGCCTTGCGACTTTCTTTCTTGGTTTCCGTTTGGTAGCCATAACTAAAGTCTACTTCCCACTAATGACAATAAAGAGTTCATCCAGTCTTTTCTCAAGGCGTGTCACTTGATCTTTTAGACTTGTTCCTGAATTTGGTCTAAGTTCGTTTAGCCATCCTTTTACTAACCAGCGTAAACCGGCAAGCATCCCGATTAATGTTGTGGTGATTCCAGCAGCAAAGCCAGCCCACTCAAGGGCTGTCATTACTCTTTACTACCGATACCGAAGGCTGAATCGTCTGGGTTTAGCGCACGTAAAATAGGTGCTGCAAAAGCAACTAAAAACGCTTTCCAAATGTCATCAAAGGAACCTGAAGGATTGGTTACGTATACAGTTGCTAAACAAACAAATGCGCTACGTCCGTATGAATTAATTGCTGCTAATAACTTACTGTTCATTGGTTCCCCCTAGTAGTGGTATGTTAAAAAACTCTGAGTTGTTATCTTGATCTTTACGGAATGAAATATGGATGTGGTGGTTGTGTGGGTTGTATCCTCTGTATCGTCTCCACTTGTAATTCATGATTGGTGATGCAATCATCCCCAAATGAATCACATAATGAATACGTCCTTCACGTTTAGCGTAGAGTCGAATTTGATCTGCCAAATATGCTGAAGTTCTTTTGTCGTCAGAAAGGCGAGCGTCCACGTCAATTGCTCTAACAACAAAGTTGGCTTTTGGGTCGGGTATGTGATCGCTCTTACCTCTACGTTT